CAGGCGTGCCCCGGTGGACACAAGCCTTCTTCGGACCTCGATCAACGATCAAGTCAAGGTCGAAGGCCAGAAGGTCACGGCGTCCATCGGGACGAACGTCCGGAAGAACGGGAAACCCTACGGGGCCTACATGGAATTCGGAACGGGTCTTGTGCATGACCATCCGTCGTGGCCTCGCAAGCGGCACGTTGTGCCCCCTGCGGCCCTTATGGGATGGGCCGAGAGGAAGGGCCGCGGCGGTACGTTCCACGATGCCGAGGTCATCGCCGACGCTATCACGCGCCGCGGGGGCCTTCTGCCCCGGCGGTACCTGCGGGGATCGCTCGAGCAGTACCAAGGCCAGATCGTGCGGAACCTCGGCGAGGTCGTCCGGAAGATCCGGGCGAGGAGGGGCTTGTGAATATCGCTTCCGTCCGCGCAGGACTCAAGACCCGTCTCGCGACGATCTCGGGGCTCCGGTGTTACGAGACCATCCCCGATCAGTTCAGCCCCCCGGCCGCGATCGTCGGGATGCCGACATCGATTGTCTTTGACTTCGTCTATCAGCGGGCGGCAGATCGGGTGACCTACCCTGTCCGGTTGCTTGTGGCGAAGGCCACGGACCGGAGCGCACAAGAGCGGCTTGAACAGTACCTCGACGGGTCCGGGTCCTTGTCGGTCAAGGCCGCGATCGAGGGTGACCCGTCGCTCGGGGGCGCGGCCAACGTCACCCGGGTCTTGAGTGCCCAAGGCCTCGGTGTCTATGATATGGGGGGCGTCTCTTATCTGGGATGCGACTTCACGGTCGAGGTTATCGCGTGACGAAGGCAAAGAAGGCATACAAGACCCGGGTCGAGCTCTACAACGACTCGCTCGGTCTGGTCCTCTTGCCGGGCGACGAGGTCCCCGAGGCCTTGATCAAGATGTCCCCGTGGATCGTCGAAGAAGGTCTCGTCATCGAGGCCGCTCAATATGACATCGAGCAGGCCGCACCCGTCGAGGATGTCATCATTCCGGCCCCCGAGGTCACGGAAGACACGATTTTGTCGGTAGTTGACGACGTTAACGAAAATCCGGCCCCGCAGGATGCCCCAGAAGACGACTTCTCGGGCGACCCGGTACCTTCGGGTGGTCCGATTGACGAGGCCGCTTCTAGCGGCTATCAGGGGGCTTAGGATCAATGGCCTTCGTAGCGGGCCGCAGGGCCAAGGTTCTCATCGGTGAGTTCGACCTTTCGGCGTTCCTGAACAACGTTTCAGCCGCTCGGAACGCGGATCTTGCCGATGTCTCGGTCTTCGGTGACACGGACCGCGAGTTCTTGAAGACCATGCAGGCGGCGACCGTCACCCTGTCCGGGTTCATCGACACCGTGGCCGGGGCAACCGAGCCTGTCTTGTCGTCGTTCCTGACCGGGACCTCGACCCGTGCGGTCTCGATCTTCTGGGATGCCGATGCCATCGGATCGCCGGGTATCTGCGGCGCGGGCTGGGAGGGCTCCTACGAGGACTCGGCCCCGGTTGACGGCGTCCAGGCTATCGCGGCAAACCTGACTTTCACGGGTCAGGTTGACCGGGCGGTCTCGCTTCACGCACTCGCTGCGGAGACCGGGACCGGATCCTATACCGCGGTTGACGGTGGCGCGTCGAGCTCGAACGGTGCAGTCGCGAATCTTCATGTCACCGCGGCCGGGTCATCGGGTACCGGGACCGTCGTCGTCCAGGACTCGGCCGACAACATGACCTTCGCAACGATCGGAACCTTCTCTAACTTCACCGCGGCGACCTCGCAGACCTTGACGATCTCGGGGACGATCCGGCAATACGTCCGGGCCAACTTGACCTCGGCCCGCAACACCCAGACCTTCGCGGTCGCGTTCGGCCGCAGGCCGTAGGAGGACCCCATGGCTTTTAGCGCAGGAAAGAACGTTACTTTCAGCTTGAACGCGACCAGCATTCATGCGTTCTGCTCGAACATCAGCCTGACCCGCAACGGCGATACCCTCGACGTGACGACGTTCGGTGACTCCGACCGCGAGTTCATTCAGGGTCTCCGCTCGGCGACCATCACGATCTCGGGCTACTTCGACCCGACGGCCTCGACTGGCCCGGATGCGGTTCTCGCTACTTCGTTCGCAGATACCGACGGCGTGGCCTTCTCGCTCGTCTTCGGTCCTGCGGGAACGACCGTGACCTATGCAGGCTCGTGCCTCGTCGCCAGCTACGAGACCTCGGCCGCGGTTGACGGGCTCATCGCTTTCTCGGCCTCGCTCACTTGCACCGGGTCTATCACCCGGACCTAGAAAGACAGGAACCTTTGCGCGATTCACTGAAGGCCATCCTTGCCCCTCGGGTCGAGCCCTTCGAGCTCGGTCCGGGGGTCGCGGTCAAGGTCAAGGAGCTCTCTCTCAAGGAGCGGATCTCTTGGCGCGAGGCGTCCATCGAGGCCGATGGGAAGCTCAAGGACAACTGGATCGCGGAACTCCTGTTCCGTTGTGTGCGGGACGAGGACGGGTCCGCGGTCTGGGATGCCCCCGAGGATGTCGACGGTTCCGAGTCGGTCCTTGGCAGGCTCCTAGAGGCCGCACAGCGGGTCAACGGTCTTGCCGCGGACAGCACGAAGGAGGCCCAGGGAAACTAGAGCGGCTCCCGGAACTTCGCGTTGCGATGCGACTTTGCCGGGAGCTCGGGAAGACCCTCGGGGAACTGCTCGAGGCGATGACCGCGGCGGAGTTCGAGTTGTGGATCGGATTGTGGAAGATCGAGGCCCTCGAAGAAGCCGAGCGACAGGTCCGGGCGAAGGCACAAGCAGGGGGGCGGCGTCGTGGCTGAGAGAGTAGAGGTCCTCATCACCGGGGACGCGTCCGGTCTTATCAGGACCACGGACCAGGCCTCGGCCGCATTGAGCAATTTCGGCCGCTCGTCCGGCACTCTGTCCGGGATTGCGGGTGCCCTAAAGTCGGACTTCGGCAAGATGGCCGCAGGATTCGGGGCCGTTCAAGTCGGCGTTATGGCGGCGGTGGCGGCGTTCGATGCGGCGGCGAAGGCGATGGACGCGATGAACGCCGAGGTCATCGATGCCGAGCGGGTGGCGTCCAAGTTGATCGCGGTCTTCGACGGTGCCGAGATCGCAGCCGGTAAGTTGACGCTACAGGCCGAGGCGTTGGCCCGCTCGACGGTCTTCTTCGATGACGACGCGATCAAGTCAGCGGCCGCGGCCCTTCGGTCTTTCGAGTTGACCGAGCAAGAGATCTCTAAACTACTTCCGGCCGCTGTCAACCTTGCAACGGTCTTCGGGACGGACCTCGACTCGGCAGCTACCAAGTTAGCCCTCGGAATCAACGGATCTACCCGCGGGCTCCGCGAGTTTGGGATCGTGGTCAAGGAAGGCACCGACCGGGGCGAGATCTTCGCCCAGATCCTTGAGCGTGGCGAGAAGGCAGCGAAGGGAGCGAAGGACGCGCAGGGAGGATTGCGCGGTGCCACCGAGGGACTCAAGAAGGCACAGGGCGAGTTCAACCAGGCGCTCGGGACTCTGCTCGCCGGGCCGAATACCGCATTCCTCAACTTCCTCACCGACGCGACGAATCGGGCCGCGAATCTGGCGAACTCAATGTCAGGGGCAGTTGACCAGATCAACAAGGTCGCTCGGGTCATCGACCCGTTGACCGGCAAGATCGTCGAGGCAACAGCGGTCGGCGGCAAGGACTTGTTCGGACCGGGAAGCCTGACCGCTCAGTTCACAGGGCGAGGAACGCGGCCCCCGGCACCAACCCCGGAAAAGAAGGCCGAGGAACGTCCGGCCCGTGCAGGTCGTGGGCGTGCTGCGGCACCCGCGATCTACTCAGGAATGGGCCCGGGTGTCTTGCCCGGCCTCGATGTCTTCCGTGCGTCTCAGGCCGAGGCTATCAAGGCCGACTTACAGGCCGCCGAGAACAACGCGAAGATCAGGGTCGATGCGGCGAAGGATGCCGCAGAGATCGCGAAGAAGGCCGCGGACGACGAGGCCGCGACCCGTCTCAAGTCGATCGAGATGGCGAACGATCTGCTCTCGAATGGCATCACGACCGCGGGCCGGGTTCTCGTCAATATACTCAAGGGCGATGCCTCTCTCGGTGGGATCATTCGCTCTCTCGGCGGACTTGCAACGACTGCCGGGGGTGCCTTGGGTGGACCGATCGGCGCGGCCCTTGCCGGGGTCGGGGTCGAGGTTGCCGCGGCTATCGCGGACGGATTCGGCAAGCAGGAGTCCGCGGCCGATGAACTGCGCAAGGCCGGGCAGAAGTTGACCGAGGCAGGTGAGACGATCACAGAGGCCGAGCGTGAACGGCGGATTGATCAGGCGAAGAACCTAGCACGGGCAGCAGGGTTGACCGAGGGGGATATCGCTCGGGCGGTTGCCGCGGCTCGTGGCGATGAAGCAGGAGTCCCAGGCCGTCGGACTCAGGGATTGCCCGGGGTCGGCGAGACGGTGTCATTCGTCGGCGGGGTTCCTACTGTCGGGCCGAATGGCCAGCAGTTCGGCGCAGCAGCCGCGGAACTCGAACAAGGGATGTTGACGGTCGGCGGGTTCCGTCCGGAACCGCTGCCGGGATTCGTGACCGGGGCACCGGGGCAAGGCATCCTGTCCCCGGGGACTGCCCCGTCCGGACAGATCGGTGCCGATACGAGCGGGGCCTTCGCGGATCTGGTTCGTATCCTGCGGGAACTGTTCGCGGTACAACTCGACGAGGCCGGGGCCGGTATGACCGAGAGGCAGCCCTTGTATGTCTTC